CCATGGACATGATGAAGTTGGTCGATGATGTAGATAGTTCCGACTTCGATCAAGTGGTATCGATTATTATTGACTCCATTGAATCTATCTATACTGGATCAGAGTTATTCCATGCCAAGGAACAGACCAAGGAAGAATTGGTTGCCTTTGTGGAAAACCTAACTCCGGAACAATTCAAGAATATTCAAACATTCTTTGAAACAATGCCAAGACTCAAGAAAGAGATAAACTATACTTGTCCTGTGTGTAACAAAGCACATCACAAGGTTCTGGAAGGCATTAACAGTTTTTTTTAATAAACCTCTGTCATGAAGATTTGCAAAATTATTACCAAATGAATTTTGCGTTGATGCAGTACCATAAATATTCACTTTCAGAAATTGAGGGAATGATCCCGTTTGAAAGAGATGTGTACATATCGCTTCTAATACGATTCTTAGAAGAAGAAAAACAGAGGTTAGAAAAATAAAAAGGTAATATAATGGCAATGACAAAACTGAACGAACTTCTCGCTGCCCAAGCAAAATTAGCAGAAGTAGCAGCGGCCAATTCTGGTGGGACTCCTCATGGGACTCTTGCAGAATTAGCTGCGCAATTCGGTCCTTCTGCTGCAGCAATACCTGGGATAGCAGCATCAGGTGCCTCACCATCGCCCACAAAATATTTCAAGTTGGCAAATGATAGATCCGAAAGGCAAATGAAACTCGATGAAATTCGAGCAAACAAGAAAGAAGCAGCGGACGATAAACTACTGAAAGAGTTTGAAGATTTAAACAATAGCATACAAAATATAACTGACATAGCAACTGGAAGAAGGCAACAGAAAAATATCGGAACCAAGATCGCCGGCATTGGTGGCAATATAAAGGACTTATTCACCGTGCGTGGTATCTTGGATAAGATGGGTGTTGTCAAGAAAGGAACTGGTGGCGTATTAGATAACATGCTCCAGAATAGAGAAGAAAAGAAGGACTACGTTACCACCAGAATAAAACTTGAGAAGTCAGCGGCACAGGCAGCAGGGGAAAGCATACAAAAATTCAATAAGAAATATGAGCGAGAAGTCTCTGCCAGTTTTGATAGACAACAGAAGATTCAGAATGCTATCATAAAGAACGAAGAATACATACAGAAAATGAAACGCCAAGGATTTTCCGATGAGCAGATCAGTCTATCCGAAGAGATTAAACTACGCGCGAAATTAGCAGGAGAACTACAGAACGAAGATTCTAGATTAGGAAAGTCCAGTGATCCAGAGGCAAGAGATGAACAAATCGCCAAAGTGGACGAACAATCAAAATTACTGAAAAGAATTGCCACTGGTGTGGAAAGAGATAAAGTTGTGAAAGCGGGTCCTGAGAAGGTTGCAGAGAAGACAGGGGCATGGGATATTGCCACTGGGATACTCGGTGCCAGTGCATTACTTGGAATTCTCACTACATTGAAGTCTGCCATTCTTGGAGCATTAAAGGCAGTATTTTCCCGTGCTGCTTTACGTCTTTTGTTTAGAGCTTTGTTTGTTAAAATAGCATTGCCGCTATCTATTTTAAACGGAATCATGGACGGAGTTAGAGCAGCAGTGGATGGTGCAGAATGGAAAGACATAATATCAGCAGGTCTTGCCGGATTGTTTTCCGGTCTTACCCTGGGATTAGTTGACCCAGAGTGGTTCAAGAAAACCTTCACCGATGATGTCGGCGCATGGTTCGAAGACAATGTAATAAATGCAATGAGTGATATCATCGACAACGTAAAGGAATTTTTTACCTCTATGGTTGATTTTGTTGGGTTGGTATTCAAGGCAGCATTCCCAGACGCAACTGCATTCATAAACAAACATCTGGGACTTTCCATTGGAGAACCCACAACAACTGACTTGGCACCGGCAAATAAGGGGAATGTTGAATCTACGCAGGAACAAAGAAATAAGCAGATGAGTAACCGCAATTCTTTCTCCACACAGGAAGAATTGGCCATGGCATCTGCCATAAAACCAACCACTGCCGCAACGGTATATGGCAAGTCTGCCGACAATGCAGGTGCTGCTCAAGGTGGGGTATCTGCCAGTGTGGTTGTTGCTCCGGTCACTAATAATAAGTCTGAACAACACCATGTTGCCGTATATAAACATTCACCCGTGAATACCGACTCAACCTACAATAGATATGTCGATAAGTCAATGGCAAATGCTTATTCTTGGTAAAGAATAAGAAAAACCACCCGAAGGTGGTTTTCTTGAAGCAGTTACTTATCAGTCCGCATCTGCAATACTCTGAAAGTAAGCAAGCGAATCATCATCTTCCTCAATTGCTGCGGCACGGCTCACCTTTGGTTCCGGTGCTGCCTTGCTCTTTGCAACTGGAGGCGAGTAACTCGATACTTCCTCTTCCATCATATCCGAAGCAGTCTTAGAAGCAACTCCACCCGTTGATAGAACCATTTCCAACTTCTTCTTCAGTTCATCGAAGGACTTGAAGTTCTTTGGATCTGTAAACTCTGCCAACTTATGCTGGGCATTTGCAATCTTCAGAATTGTCTCGTCGTCCTCGGCGATTGCCGCTGGTTCCAGAAACACTGACTGGTCGTAGTTAGGATATCCTTCAACCTTACGCTGACGTAACTTGAAGTCTGCACCTTCCCAATAGTCAAACACATTGACTGGCTTTTCATCCTCGAAAGTCGGTTGTGCCTTATCCATAATCTTATCAAAGATCTTCTTGCCAAACTTGAATAGACGGACTTGACCTTCATTCTCAGGATGCTTAGGATCACTGACAACTAGAATGTTTACATAGAAATGCAACTTGCGCTTTTGTTTGCGGGCGATTTCTTTGTTGGCATCGGAACCAGAGTTCCAAAGACTGCTATTCAGTTGCCCCAGTGGATCTTCCTGTCCAATTGTCGACAATGAATTTTCGATGTACCACTTACCGGTCGGTCCTTGGAAGGCATGTGAGAATACCTTGACCCATGGTAGTTCATCACCCTCTGTCTTGGGCAGAAAGCGAATGGTGGCAGAGGCATTGCCTGCCTTGTCTGCTTCTAACTTCCAGATCCGGTCATCTTGATATGACTTGGTAGATGATGGAGTGGAGATTTTTTCAAACTCTTGTGCAATCTTACCGAAGTCGGTGTTGCGCATTTTTCGTAACGTATTGAGATCCATATTATTTCCTTTTAAGTATCGTATTAATTAGTATGTTTCGTATGTGTGATGAAAATTTGATCGGTCACTGACATCTCATCTGCAAAGGGATCTGATGATTCATCTTCATCAATGGTATTTAGTATCTTCATTCCCTTCACCTTCTTGTTGCCAGTGAATCGACTGTCTTTAGTATCATCAAACTTATCGTATAGATATTGCCTTCTTGTCTTGCTCATTTTCCTTCTGTTCCCTCCTTATGGATTAGTACTTCAATTATTCGGAATTCCGAATTTCTAATTCTTATAAATACTAGTATACCTGAAACTAGGTATTAAGTCAAATCAATTATGTCCTTCGCGATGCTTCAAACATCCAAGGACCCTAACACTCAGGAGAGTTTCAGCATGACTACTTATATAATACCACCAACAGTTCTATACATCAAGCAGCATTCAGTAACAGGTCTCAAGTATTTTGGTAAAACCACCAGAGATCCATACAAATATAATGGTTCCGGTAAACATTGGGTGCCACATATCAAGAAACACGGCAGAAAACACATAATAACCACCAACGTATTTGGACCTTTTACAAACTCCATTGCCATATCAGAGTTTGCTCTAGCATTTTCCAAAGATCACAATATAGTCAATTCAGACCTCTGGGCAAACCAAAAACCAGAAAATGGAATTGATGGTGGAGTCCCAGGCATAAAACGTGGTCCCAGTGGAAGGAAAGGTATTCCTAATGGACCGCAACAAAACCCCTCAAATAAACCTAATGGAAGAAAAGGTATTTCTACTGGTCCTAATGGAAGGAAAGGCAAACCTAGTGGAAAGAAAGGTATACCTAATGGAAGAAAGGGCATACCTATTGGTCCTCATTCTGATGAATCCAAACAGAAAATCTCTGATGCTAATAAAGGTAAACCTCGTTCTGCTGAAACTAGACAGAAAATATCTGATGCTCAGAAAGGTAAACCTGGCAAACCTCATTCCGATGAATCCAAACAGAAAATCTCTGATGCGAGGAAAGGCAAACCTAGTCCCCTGAAAGGCATTCCTAACGGAAAGAAAGGTATTCCTACAGGACCTCATTCTGCTGAAACTAGACAGAAAATGTCTGATGCTAAGAAAAAGAAATCCATTATCCCAATTCTTCCATGAAGGAGGCATAAATTGGAGATAGTTTCTCGATATCAAATTTCACGAACCCATCACACTTCTCTATACGACGGCGATCATCTTCCCAGAGTATCATAGAACTATTATTATGCCACCTCTTGAGATATCCATTAAGTTTCGAAAATAGAAACATACTTTCTATGGTGACTTTCTTTCCCAGATACATCCTGAACAGCAGAGGAAGGTTATTTCCGTTGAATTCGAATATTTGTTTCCTATCCAAATTATTTTTTTCCTTCTGTAGCAGTACCTCCTGAGTATCATTCTCAAACACTCTGGTAAGACTTTCTCTCCGACGATTCCACTCCAGCAGGTTATCCTCGGCATCGTTCTCGTTATACACTACCGCATCATTGCCGTAACTGAAGTTCGATACAAAGTACTTTATCACCTTTTGGTCGGTATCATACTTCCTTGCTATCCTCTCGAATATATATCGATCATTCCTGGAAATGAATGCTTCCTCAGAACCCTTTACATTACCCCTAGTCTCAAAGACATTATAGTTGTCCTTGGTGAAATGCAACTTGATTGATATGTAATACTTGTAACAGCGAAACCCAGTTATCATACATCCAGCATAGGGGTGCTATCTGGCAGCATGCGGTCAGCCCGCATATTCATTGCGATCTTGTCTTTCAGTGCCATACTGATCAATGGAGCGATCTCTTCTGGTTCCACATAGTTTTCCTTGCAGTAATACAGAACAGCATCCATATGGGTCAATCGC